CCTGTAGATACTTTTACTTCTGTACCTACTGTATACTGCTCTTCCGATCCTTGGAATCCTGCAATATAAGATTGAGAGTTTGTACCTGGACGAGTTGCATAACTATACCCACTAAAGTTATCATTACTATCGTTATCTTTTAAAGGGGTTTCATCAAGGAAAATAGACTTTTCTCCATTTACTAAGCCTTGTATTTCTCCCTCTGAAACCAAATCGACCACGCGAGCTTTTGCAGTAGAAAATAAAGTATTATCCTCTTCTATAGGGGCGGAACCTCCTCCACCTCCTTTGCGTCCACCTCCGGAGCCTCTTATCCAGTCTTTTTCACTCATAATAACTCCTATGCGGGATCATAATCTTCAGCTTGTATACCTGCACTAATGACAGCTCCTCCAACAATTAATTTGCCATAACAAACAGGAACCGCGTACCCTTGTTTAGTTGTATTAACGGGGCCATCAAATCCATAATTTTTAGGTTCTTCGGCTGTATCAAGCGATTTTGGAGAAGGGGCTAACATAGCTGCAATCCCTCCTAAAACTAAGGCGGCTCCGAATTTTACTGCCATAGGCCCTAAAGTGGACCCAAATATTTGACCTGCACCTATCTGTATAGCCTCTCCTGTTCCCATTACTTCTCCGCCCGTAAAAGTCATTCCAGTTTGAAACATCACATATAGCATTAAAGCTCCTACAAGAATTTGACCTAACCCTCTTTTCTTAGCTCCCATCACTGCAGGAATAATTTTTATCTCTTGAGACCCTGTAGGGTACCCCGCTTCTTCTTCGTCATTTAAGTAAGAGTCCCCTACTATAACTTGGTAACCAATTCCTCTTTCGTGAGAACTTACAAACTCTCTTCTAAATTCAGGATTATTTGCTGCAATAGCTTGAAGTGCTTCACGTACAGAATTAATATCAAGCTCCCATTCTTTACCAAAGCGTTCTCCTAATATTCCGTATAATTTAACTTTTCTTAACATAGTGTCTTATGCCTCAATATATGCGTAGTATGTTTTCTCCAGTACCCGCCGTATGGTTCACGATTTGACAATCTTCCATGTACATGATGTAGAATTTTATTATCTTCGATATAGATTGCAGCATGGTTAGGTACAGGTGAAACTAATTTTATCAAAAAAATATCATATTTTTGAATATCATGCACTCTTACAAAACCTTGCTTAGCATAATTATCTAAGTATCTATTCTCTCCCTTATCCCACCAACCATCTTGACCTTGAAAACATTCAAAATCAATATTTAATTCTTTTTTATAAAAATCGCGTACTAAAGTACAACAATCTAAAACTCCATAACTGAACGTTCTCCCTATTAAAGGAGCCTCATATCCATTAGGTTGCCAGCTATATAACTCATTGCTTGGCCAACTAAGAATATACCAAGGCTTACCTGAGGCTTCACAAGCTACTTTATCTGCTTCTGAAGGAATCGCCGCTATATTAGGATGTGAGTGGCATATTCCTATAATATCCCCAGTATCTTCAGCTTCTGCGTAACTAAGAGGATCGATTATAAAGTTATCCTCTGGAGTTTCTGAAATGTTCTTTGCGGGAAAATATTTTGCTTTCCCTTTAGGCATTACAACTATAAATCCGCAGGCTTCCTTAGGGTACTCTTGCTCTGTATGCTCTCTAAAAGCTTCTAATAAATGTTCCCTCATCGAACACTACCCGTTTTAACTCCTGCTCCTGGGAATCCACCAAATGGGATCTCTTGCGTGTCTAAAGGGAATCTTTTTTCACAAGCAGTAAAAGTTTTTGCACACACATCATCCGCTAGAGAAGCTACAGTATTATTATCAATATCAAAATAATTACTACCTGTATAACTACATTCAGTACCTCTATACCTCCAAGGGCAGTTATTAGCAATAATAGACCTAGAAGGAAGTTTTACGCCTTGTACATCATGTGCGGCAGTTAATTCAAATTGAATGTAAGTATTAGTTTCTACAGCCTTTCTATCTATATACCATATTTCATCCGCAAAATCGGCATCAGAATCAGCTGTTGCATTAGCATACCAAGTTCCTCCATCAGTAGCACAAGAAGAACTTGTATAATCTGTCCAAGTTCCTGCTGCCCCATACTTAGTAGAATCTAAGCAGTCTGTTTTACTATAACTACCATACCAGGTCTCTCCCGCTGCTAAACAAGTCTGTTGCGTTGTATATGCTGCATCAGAACAAGAAGCTCCTGACTCCCCTGAGCAGGTACCTCCTAAAGCGTACCCCCATACATCACAACTAGAATCTAAATACTTACTAAAAGTTCTCTTTCTTGTTAACTTTGCTCCTACTAAATCGTCATACTGGTTGATAGCATTAGATAGTAGAGAAGTAATATTTGCAACTGTTAAAGTTGGTCTAGGTATAGCACCCTTGCCTGTAAACTCAAAGCCTTCTGCTTCAATAGGAAATGCTAAATAACGATTGCCTTGCCAAACTAATTCTTTTAAATTGTCTCCTAATCCAGAGTGCCATCTAAAAATTTGGTAAGAAGATGCCGCAGACCCCGTAGATAAATCCAGCTCGAAAAGCTCAATTATTTCTCCTGGTTCAAAGCTATGTGCATCTGTAGTTATAGACATATAGTTCTCCTATGTTTCAAATACTCTTCTAAATTTAGCGGTTATTGTTTGAATACCATTCTGAGGTATAGTAGCTGTCCAATCTTGGCATACATATTTAAAATATGGATATATTGTATAAGATTCTCCCGATGCCATAATATCACTACTTAAACTTACTTGGGTAGGACTATCAATTGCAGTTATTGTTGCAGTTGTAGTATCAGTAGTATTACTAACAGTGGAATTTAAGTATCTATTAGTAAAGTATTGCGAAGTATCTACTAATTTATTAGCAGTAGTACTAGTTGCTGTACTCGCTATATCATATCCCGTAGGATACCAATCAAAAGAAGTTACCGCACCTTGATCTTCGAAAAACTTAACAATCTTATTTCCTTCCGCAGTAGTACGGTTAGTCCATCTTAAATCCCAAGTTTCTTCTAAGTAATTAATTCCTGAGGTAGTACGTTGCTCGTACCCATCTCCATACTTAGCAGTTAGGATACGAGGCTTTTGACTACCTCGCTCTCCTTTATCTGGGTTTATATTAACATTTGTATTAAAGTTTGCCATAATTAATAACTATTTAAAAGTCCTCCAGGTCTTTGCTGTAACATAATCTGCTCTTGTACCACTTGAGAAATAAGATGCCCAAGTTCCTTACCTTGCTGATTTGAGTCCATCTGCTCAACCCCTGCCTTAGCATTACCATCTGAATCTACTGTAACATTAACGGTAACGTTATTAACATTTCCACCTGTACCCCCCATTACAGGGATAGATTTACCATCTGGTAAAGGTACAACAGCTTCATTGTACTTACCTTCACCTACTAAGCCTAGAGTTGGCTGATTTACTGTTCCACCATTTGCGAAAGCTCTGAAGCCTCCCTTAGCTATTCCGCCATTTGCGAATCCAAAGAATGAACCTATAATACCGCCTACAGCGTCAGACATTATATTAGTACCTACTTGAGCTACAGAATTAGTAATCAGAGATCTAGCGTTCATATTGTCATTCATAATCTGTGAATGAAGGTTAGACGCCATAGCCCCTCTTAAATCTTTAGATACATTTTCCGCCGTATTATCTGAAGAAGGGTTCTGAACTAATATACCGCCGCTGGCATTATATGAGTCTTTCTGCGCATCTGGGTTTTGCTCTAATACTTTTAAAGAACCTCCCTCTTGTAAACTTTCAAAGAAGGTTTGAGCTTCCGTTTTAGGTCCTATTTGTCCAGGGCCTAAATACCCCATTCCTGATAAAGTGCTATCTGTTAGACTTTTAGGAGACATTCCAGTAACAAAGTCTAACTTAGTACCTCTAACAAATTTAAGTATATCATCGAAGAATTGAGTAACTTTAGAGTAATCTAAGTTTTTAAGCTTATCAATATCATCGTATATTTCTTTTACAATTCTTTTACCAGTAGGCATTATATCCTTACTTTGGTATACTTTGTCTCCTAATAAGCCTCTCTTTAAAGTGCCTTTTTCGCCATGGTGCTTAGAGATTATCTTTTCATTTTCTACCCCTTGCTTCCACTCATCATACCATTTTAATTGTTTAGCTGTTTGTTTATTTTCAAAATCTGGGTCAAAGTGAGGATTATTACTTGGCGCAATATCATGATTAATTTTATCCTTTTTATCTTCGTCACCAAAGCCCAGCTTCTGGAATATTGATGAAAGTAAGTCTTTAATCTTAACAAGAACTCCTAGTTCTTTAGAGGCTCCGTCAAGTATTGTTTGTGATAACTTTGCTACTTTAGTGCCTTCTTTATCTACAACTGATTCAACAAGCTCTTTTACAAAACCAGGAGTCATTTCATTTTCTAAGTAGTCAGGGATCAAATCCTTAGCTAGCTGTACTTGACCTTCTCTGGTCTCTGGAGCTTCCATATAGGCATACATAGTCTTAAGCCTAACGAAGAACTCTTCGATCATGCCTTCATGAGTTCTATAAAGAGCAGACCTTCCTACATTTAACATCCCTTTCTGTACTTCCGGGCTAAGTTTCTTCTCCCTAGTAGTTAGTTTCTTTTTCTCAACTCTCATAAGAGAATCAAATGCAGTCACCGATTTAGTATCTTTTAATCCCTTAAAATAGTTACTAAATTCTTTAAAAGGAATAACTATAGATTTATGAAGTACTTCATGCAGTATAGAACTGACGTTAGTAGTTTCTATATCAGTATCGTTTAAAATATGAGCACCGTACGTTATGCCATCTCTGCTTATAGATTGAACATATCGCAGTGTTAAATCTTCTAAGTTTTTAAAGTACTTATCAGGGTTGTTGTATAGATCAGAATTAGCTTCTTTTTGAACTTTTACAAACTCAGCTATTCCAGCATTCCAATTATCCTTAGCGCCTTCTACAGATTTAAAGGGGGTAACTCCATGAAGTTCGTCCAAAGAATATCTTCCAACGAACCTAATATTTTCACCCCAACCACCACTTAGCATTTGAGTAAGTTTTTCAGACCTTTTATCTAGTCCTGTACCTAAATTAAGCCCTTGTGATTTTGCTTGTGTAATTCGTACTAGTTCTTCTGTAGCAGTCTTTGTCTTCTCTTCTAACTGTCTTAACTCTTCTAGTTTATCTCTTAAAATCTCTACGTCGTCTCTAGGGAACATAGTATCGACAACCTCTGGTGCTACACCTAACCCCTCGGCTGCAGATGCTAACCACCCCTGGTTTCCAAATACGGTCTTTTGAGCTATATTACCTATTATATCACCTGCAGAAGTAGCAAAGCCTTGGGCAATATCTTCTCTAAGATTATCTATCCAGTCTTTATCGGCCTTCTTATTCATAAAGATGTCTGCCATAGAACCACTAATAGCATCTCCAAAAGAGTCTGCTACTCCTACCATAGCCCCACCTAGCCAATCAGTTATCTCCTTCCATTCGGATTTCATAAGAGCAAGCTCTGTTTTAGCTAGTTCAGTTTGGATCTCTTTTAATTTTAGTTTTTCCTTTTCACGAGTCAATGAAGCATCTGAGATTTTATCATCCCAATCTGCCATCTTCTTTCTAAGAGCTAAAAGATCTTCATGCTCGTGGAAATGACTTTTTTGAGTATCTATAAAGTTTTTCTCTTCATTTAGGACTTCGTGTCTAGAAGTGATTTCTTTACCTTGAGCTGTAGTAGCAAGTTTAACCCATTTAGCGATATTTTTATATTCTTTTTCGTCTGGGAAGGCTAATCTGAATTTCTTCATAAAAGAGCCTTTCAAAGCTTTCTCTGCTTCTTCTCCTAATGAGCCGAATTTTACTTTAAGCATATCTAAATTAAAGGCTACTTGTTCAGTGTCTTTAAATGTCTCATCTAAAGCATTTTTAAATTTAAAGAATTCTTTAGTTATAGTATCTGCTTTCCACTTCTTGAAATCTATAGTATTGCCCATAACTGAGTCATCTAATTTATCACTAATTTGATCAGATAACTTATACAGAGTTCCAAACATTTGATTAATGTGTTGACCTTCTTGTACAGCTGTTTTTCCAGCTTGTTTAATTTTAGCAGTTAATATATTTATTTGCTCTACAGCATTGTTATATTCAGCAGTACCTTCTTCAAAGTCCCCAAGCTTAATCTTCTGCTGTAAAGACTCTTTCTCAATCTCTAATATAGCCTGCTGATAAAGTGCCTTAGTTTTAACAGCAGATACTCCAAACTTATCATACTCTGAGATTTTGAATTTAAACGCAGCTATTTGAGTTGCATAAGTTAATTCATTCTCATACATTTTTCTAGCATTAACTTTATTAAACTCTATTACTAGTTGTTCTTCAGTTCTGCCTTTCTTTACTAAATTGTATGCTTTCTCTCTAAGAGTAAATAGGTCTTGTTCTGCTTTTATTTTTCTATCAGTAGCACTAGCTTCTAGAATTGCTAAACGTTCTGATGTTGGAGCTGAACCATCTCCAGTAATTCCCTTATGAAGGTCTTTAATTCTAGCTTCTTCATCTGTTATTATTCCCTTAGCCCTCTCTATTTGAACAAGTAACGATTTTTCTGCAAGTGCATTTATACTTCTCTGCAGAGGTTCCGTCATCGTACCCCCAGACTTAAGATGTTTCATAAGTTCTTGGTATTGAGCAAATTCCTCGTCGTCTATAAGTTTTAATAGAGCTTTATTATTTTCTCCAAAAAGTCCCTGCTCTTTTAGAAGCATAAACTTTTCAGCAGGATTTTGTGCAGGATCTTGTAGGTTTTTAATTAGAGCCTGATAAGTATCCGAGAACTCTTTTACATCAGAACTAGGGAACAATGAATTAACTAAAGATTTACGTTGATCTGTTAATTTAGCAATATTATCAAACATTTCTTGAGTTAGATTTCTTTGTTTTTCTAGCTCAGCTGTTTGATCTTTCTGTATCTTAGTGATTGTTCTAAGTAGAGAAATAGCTTCCTTCTTTGATAAGTTAAACTTATCTTGAATTTCTTCATTAGCCATTTCTGGAGATAAAATCCCCGCATTAACGTCTCTTAAAGTATCTACAACCTCTTTAGCTTTTTGAGTGGCTGTTTGGCCCCAGCTATCCCACATTCTTGAACCATTAGTTAGTAATACGTATAAACCTCCTAAGGCTATACCTATACCAGTAAAAGAAACTAAGGTAGTTGAGAGAGATATTCCTAATAACGCCATTGAAGTTTCGGCCGCCGCTGCTGCTGATGCTATACCAGTTAGCCAACCTCCTATCCCTAGTAGCCCTGCTCCTGATGCTGCCCAAAGACCGCTAGCCATTGTAGAGTCCGTCTGGGAGGTTTCGAATGCAGTGCTTAATCTCTGCTCTAAATTCATTTGAGCCATAGCATCCTCAAACATCTTACCGTCGAGAGCGCCAGCCATGCCTGTTAGTGCTTTAGATATAGAATCATTCATCTTATCCGCAATACCTTCCCCTACGGCACTAAATAGTCCGTCTATGAAGGATGCGTACCAAGAATCTTCTATTCGTTTTATATCAATAACCCCTGCTGCCTCTTCTAAAGCTAGGGATAATTGTTCTGCTAGATTGAATTTTTGCTTTCTGAAATCAAGAGAGCCAGCTAAAGTTTCTGCTATATTATCTTTTGATTTACCTAATTTTTGTCTTTTTCCTAAAATTTTTGAGGTTTGATCCAACGAATCATTCAGGGCATCTACTGCGTCATGAGCAGCCTTAGCTGCTTTACTCCAGCCTAAGAACTCTTCCGCGACCCATTTAAGCATTGTAAAACTACCTAGAATCATCACTAGGGAATTTAACCCTTTGGATAATCCATGGACAACCATTCCCATGCCTGCTCCCATACGGGCTATAACGCTATTATGTACTTTTCCTAGCTTTTTCACTAAGCTCGAATAGTCTTTTATCTCCTTTTTCAGCTCTCTAATTCTACCGCCTTGCTCTGCTCGCCACTTGGCTTTTTCTCGATCCCCCATCCCTGCTTCAGCATCTGCTATATCTTGCTTGAACCCTTTAGCAGTATCTAGCTGTTTCTGATAATAATCTAATACCTCTTTGGAGCCTTGCTTAGTAAACATTCTAAGTTTTGTTTTTAGAGGCAGTTCATCCTCTTGCATAGCTACACGAGCGGCGCGGAACCCGTCGATTATACTCGTAAGAGCGGTAGTAGCAGATACTCCCATCTTGGCAAAGCCCGTTTTCAGGCCACTAACCAACCCTAACATTTCAACACTGAAAGTACCTTTAGTAGCTTTTCCGATTCCTGTTATAGTTTTATTTAGTCTGCCTAGAATACCTTCTAGAGCCATTAACTCTTTTTTGGACATTCCCATCATCCCGGCAGTACCTGCAGCGGCTTTTCCGTCACGTATCTTACCCAAAGATAATTTAGTAGCCATAGTAAGGCCTTTTAAAGCTCCCTTACTTAATTCTTTACCTGCTTGTAGTGCTCCAGCTTTTACTTCTTTAGCAAAAGCTTTGCCTCCTAATGTACCGTTAAGAAGTCCCATTGATTTAGCTTGTGTAACTAATTCTTTATAAATTGACTCTTTTTGCTTAGCTAGTTTATTTAACTGGTCTTTTTGACCCTTTAATAATTGTTTCTTATTAAATGCTGCAAGCCTTGTCTGAAGATTGGATAACTTCTTAGTAAAATTATCTAGTTTGTCTCCTAACTTCGTGAAAAAAGGGAACATTTTTCCTAGCAGGCTTCTACCTATTAAAGCCATAATAGATATCAATAAGGCTTCTGAATCTGCTAGTACTCTAACAAGGCCTGATAGTTTGGAAGCAATTACACCTGCTCCAGACATTCCTAAGTCCATTACTGCTGTACTTAATTCTTTAAATGCATTAGTTGGAACTTGTTCTGCTATGTCCTTAAACTTACCCTCTAATTGCCCCATGATTGCGGCATTACGAGCAGTAAGTTTTTCCATTTCAGAAAGTTCTGAAGTAGATTTATTTACAGATTTAGCGAAGTCTTTATATACAGTATCAAGACGAATAATAACACCGATTTCATCCAAGATTTCTGGTTCAGCTTTTACGATACCACGAGTCAAACGATCCATAGCATCAGACATATTTCTACCCAAAGCTACTGAGGCTGCTCTAGCCCCTTTAGTCATTCTAATAATATTTTTTGTAGTCAATCCTGCAGTAGATGCTAATGCAGCACTAGTAGAGGCCTCTTTAAAGTCCAACATATGTCCAGAAGCTGCTTGAATACTTTTAGCAATCTGAGCCATGTTTTTACCAGTCGAAGCTGCAAAAGCCGCTTGACCTCTTTGTAGAATACTATAGTCTGCTGCTCTTTCTAAAGCAGTATAAGCGGCTGTTAGTGCGAATACACGGGCTGCAACTTCTGCATAGGCAGGAACCAGCACGCCTTGCATGCTTTGTGCCTGTTTAGAGAAGTTTTTAGTCATGTTAGAAGACTGCTGAGAGGCTCCTTTCATGAACCTATCATAATTGGCCCCTGCTTTAGTAGCAGAGTTAGTAGACGACTTATTCTGATCGATTACGTCATTTAATCTATCGATCTTTTTAGTAGCCTTACCGACCCCTTTGTCTTTAACATTAATTTCAACAGTTTTTTTAATGTCAGCCATTATTATGTCCGTGGAGCAGACTTTTTACGTTCCGCTGCTTTTCGCTGTTTCTGAGCCCTTTCGTTAGTCTCTTTAGCGTAGTATGAATCTATTCTTTGAACAAATTGCAATACCGTTTTTTGATCTTCTACTTCAAGTATATTCATGATCTCATGAATACCTTGCATAAATCTTCCTAAGTAGGTACCATTCATCCCTTCCCAGTTAGGAGTTAAATAACTCCAGACTACAAAAGCTTGTTGTATTACTAAAGGGAATATAGTACTCTTAGTACTATTCACTCTTTCATAATAAGCATCCCAATTTACGGCCATACCAGCTTCTTCACTCTGCATTAGAATTTCGAACTGTTTATCCGCATCGAAATCTTGGGTTACACTATCTTTAAAATGGTCTTTGAGTTTTTGGTCCCAGTACTCTAACTGTTCTTCGTAAAATTTGCAAGATCGTTTACAATCTCACCAAGCCAAGTATCAAAATCGCCTGAATTTTCCATTAAAATCATTGCATTCTCTTGTGAATAAGGAAGAGTTGCATCTGGATTGGCAATTTTATCTTCATCTACTGGAAGCATTTGGGCTACATAAGACATTTTGAACCCTTTCCAGCCTTTAATAATAGCTTTTGTATATTCTTTTAAGAAAAGTTTCTCGTCTAATTCTTCTACTGGTTGACGAGTCTTTCTATCAATCTTTGTGTTAACAGACTTCTTACGAATTTTTAACATTTCATCTCGTGAAAGATAAGTTAAGTCAATTTCAAAACCCGTAAATCCTGGGTATTCAATAGAAGCTGTTTTGCTTGGAGTTAGTAAATCTGAAAGATTAGAGATTCCTGGATTTACTGTTGCTCCTGTTGTATTTGTTGTCATTTTAAAAATTCCTATTTTATAAATTAAAAAATATGGGGCTCTTATGAGCCCCATATAGAAATCAAATTATGTAGATTGAGCTCCTACGTATTCGATTGTCATTTCATCATCTGAACCAAGACTTGATTCAAGTCCAGTAAAGTTGATTGTTACTCCTACTACATCTGCAACATCAATACTTGGAAGCTCAAAGTGAGCTTGATCAATATTTAATTGCATGTATGGAGCTGTTGCACCACCAATTTTAAGATCAATATCAAAATCATTAGTAATCTCTGGGCTAGCACTATTAATATCTGTCAACATATCATCATATAGAGTTTCAGTTTCTAAAGATGTTGTATCTAAATATGCAGTTAAACTGCCAGTAATAGAACGAGTTCCAGTAAAGTGGTCTACTGGGTCATTTACCTTACCTAACTCCTCTGGAATTGTGTAAGATATATTATTACTATAAGTAAAACTTCCACCAGTAATTGGGAAAGTGTACGTTTTCGCACTGCCAGATACTGAAGAAACAGCAGAAAGTGTACTTAAACGATTTAAGATAAAGTCCGCATCAGTATTAGCAGGTACATAGTCTGTACCAGAAGTATCAGGATATGTAGCACCAACTTCAGTAACTGTAGTAGCATAGCCAGTCCAGTTTGCAGTTGCAATACCATCAATATCAAAATCAATAGTTACAGAATCCATACACATATCAGTTAGCTTATAAGTTAAGTTAGAGCCTGAAAAGTGGAAGTATGCCTGTAGCTTCTTTACCTGATTTACATTACTATCAGCAGTACTAATAGTAAAATTATCTGAATCTGCCTCAATACCACCGTTTGCAATAGTATTATCACTACGAGTACCAGATACTAAAGCATTCCAAAGAATAGCTTCCGTACAGTTATGTTGGTCACTATTAGCTGCATCTGTGAAAGGTCTGATATAAGTTGAAAAACTTACTTCTACTGCTTCTAGAGATGTATTGAAAGCTCTTTGTCCACGAGAAGGAGTAGTACCTGACTCATTTAGAGTTACAGTCTGTGTTCCTGTCGCTTGAGTGAAAGAAAAACCATCTAGGATAGGAATCTCAAAGGTATCTGCGTTTACTAAGTTAGTACCGATACCATCCCATGATGAACCTACGTATGAAACGTATAATTTAGCATTTCTACTAAGTGAAAAAGCCATATTAGCTCTCCTTTTTATTGTCTTGTCTTAAGCGTCGCTCGACTATTGTCTGTCAGCTTTTGACTATACTTCATACCTTACTTCTAAGGCAATTTCACCAACTCCATACGGTGCGAGTAACCCCTCATCCGTAGTAATCGATAAAATACTTATTTGCTCAGTAGACTTTCCTGTATCATAAGTTAATATGTTATTTGCGTCTAACTGAGTTTCAATATCTACCAATGCTTTTTCAAGCATTTCGTTTGGTTCTTCATCATATACATACAATCGTATCATTATGTTTAAAAAGCCCCATTTAAATGCGCCAGGTAAATATTCTCTAGTTTCAGACCCTGGAACAACACTTACATAAGGGAAATCATTAACTTCGTCCCAGAATATAAGTTTATTTGTTACATTATCTGCTAAATCAATATTCCAACTACCTGAGCCATCAATATCCTTTAGTTTTGTAATGATTGCATCAGTAATTGCACTTCTTGCTTTACCTGCCATTATTGTCTCCTAGTCCTAATCTCATAGCGAGATCCTATAATTTGTACGGCTGCTTCTCTAATTGACTTACTAAGTAACTGTCTTGGGTCCCTCTTTACAGAACCTTGAGCATATCCTCTTTCAAATGTCTGATAAGGAGACTTCATATAAGTATAAAAAGCAGTCAGTTGTCCTTGTCTAGTTTGAGATATATTAGTTACTTTAACCGATTTAGCGAATCTACCAGATCTATATACTAAAGCGGGGTTTCCCATATTCTGTTGAACTACATCATGTAATCTAGCATTAATCAAATTCATTAATGCAATAGGAGAAGTAAATTTACCTTTAGCATCTCTAAGTTTAGGAAATTGTGCCGTTCCAGATTGTTTTGCTGTACTCTTTTTAAGTTTTGGCTTAATAGTACCAGAAGTTGCCTTATTATACCTATAGCCTTTTTTACCTTTAAGAGATTGAGTTAGCATTTCATCTGTTGCTTGCATAATAGATTTAGACCCTTTCATTGCGGGTATTTTATCTATATTTTCTCTAACAAACTTTTCTACTACCTTTGTAAGTTCTGGCTTTAATTTCTTTTCCCACCCCTTACCTCTATTATCTTTTGAAGGTTCTGGGAATATGGATACAAACTCAAAATCTCCTTCTACTCTAGCTTCGCTAACTTTTCTTTCAAAGTTATAACGAATTGTAGGAGGTTTTACTTTATTCAGTTTAGCTTGTACTACTCTAGTAAACTTACTTATAACTGCTTGTGGAGCTCCTAAAAACTGTAACTCTTGAACAGAGGCTTCAGTTGCTTCTTCCAATTGTTCTTTTACTACAGCAGTAACGTGTCCTCTATCAATTTTTCCACCCTTTGCTAAGTACCCTTCACGTTTAGCTGAAGCGAAAAAGCTACCAGCTTGAATATAATTATCTAGAGC